TTAATTTATCTGCACCATAACCTGCTGCAGGATCTCTAGTAAATGCTTCAGTAATTTTTTTAGCATCTTTTAAATATACAAATGCACTTCCTGTAACATCTCCAGCTAATTCTAAATCAGATCGTTCAACTCCTTCATCTGTAAAAGGAATCTTACCTCTTGTTGCTACTTTAAATGGATCTGCTTTCTTTTCTTTCTCTGCAGCAATTACTTTACTAGCAATGTTTCTTTCTTTTTCTATTTCTGAAACGCTTGAATAACCTTTAAGTTGTCCTGATTTGAAAGCATTATCTACAGCTACTCTTTGTTCTTTATTAAGAGCAGAAGGGTCAAAGGTTTTATTATCTAACCTTGTTTGTAATTCTTGTAAAGTAGCCATTATTTAATAGTTCCAAGTACATTCATATTCTGTTGTTGTATTTGATTAGACATTAAAGCATTTTGTGCTTGCGCTTTAATAGCCGCTACGTAAGGCATATTATCAAAAGACATTAAATATTTCTCAGATCCACCAGCCTCAATAAAGTCAGTACCTACTCTTTGGAATTGTTTCTCTAAGTTCTTTGCTAAATTTCTATAACTTGATCTAATAGCTTTGTCAGAAGAGAAGAATTTTAATACTTCTGTTGATTGCGCAGCATCTTCAATGTCAGCTCTTGTTAATCTATCTTCATCTTTTAATGCATTTGCAAGAATGTATTTCATTCTAACTTGTATTAGTCTTGCTTTAGTTATATTATCTAATTCAGTTTCATTAGGTTCAATATCTGCTGTAATATCTCTTATTTCATTTCTATAATCTTCTTGTAATTCGTTCATTTCTTTTCTTTCAGCTTCAGTTGGAGGTCTTACATTACCTGCTTCATCTAACTTCTCTCCACCAATATAATCATTAATAATTGTTGCATCTATTGGAGACTCAGCTGTACCTAAATTACCCATACCTAACATTTCACCAATGTCACCAAAAGTTCCTAATACATTTTCTACATAAAGTTTAGCTGTACCTTTTGTACCAAAAGTTCCTTTAGGAAGATTAGCAACTTGTTGTGTAAGCTCATAACCTTGTTGAATACTTCTTAATTGTTTTCTTCTTTTATCTAATCTAGCTTCAGTTACTTTAACTGGTGTATAGTCAGTATACTGCATAGGAACAGCCATTGTTCCAACGTTTTGACCATTCTCTATTCTTGGAACAATCATCATATCTAAACCTGTTTTTTTATCAGTTGCAACTTCAACAGATCTTGCACCGAAAGGTAAGTTTGGATCTCTTATTACAACTGTTCTTCTATCTTTTTCAATTGCACCTAAACCTGTACCTTGTTTTTCTTTTGCTTTTAAATAAGCAACAGCTAAATCATTTCTTCTATCTTGTTCTTTAGTGAATAACGCCAAAGCAGTATCAGCTACTCCAGATCCTGCTTGTCCAACAACATCTAAAAATCCTCTAACACCTTCCTGACCTGTCTTACCACTCATCAAACCTGTTGCAAATTTAAATAATAATAAATTATTTGTTTGATCATTTCCGCCTGTTAAATTAGCTATCTCATTATAGAATTTATTAAACTCACTTGCTGCAGCACTTTTTTCAATTTTTTCTTTAATCTTTTTACCTTTTTCAACTTGTTGATTTTGGTGTTCAGCAATATCCTGCACGTCTCCTGCACTTAGTTCAGTACCAGAAAGATCTCCTTTGTCATCAGGAACAGAAGATTCATTAACTATTGGAACTCCACCTGTGTCTTTTGTATCGTATAGATAAGGTTTTACTATATCATCTAAAGTTTTTGGTTGTTCAATATCTTGTTTATCAGCTACTTGATAAGCCTCTGTTAATTTTTGTTTTGCTAAATCTTTAAATTCATTACTGTTCACATCAAATCCAAATTCTTTTTTAAATTCTTCAGGATTTTCTTTAGCATACTCAATACTTTTAACAACAACATCAACTGGATTGTCAGATAAAACTTGTGGTTCTGCTTCAGCATCCTGAGCAGTTAATGCTCCAACACCAAAAGCTCCAAAACCTACTGGAGTAGTATACTTAGGCATTCTTCCTACAAACTCTTTACCTGTTGTTCTTAAAGCTTGTGCTGTCTCAGGCATTTTCTTTGCAAGTGTTCTTTGAGAACCCATTAATCTTGCTCCTCTTCCAAGTAGTGGAGCACCTAATGCTAAACTACCTAAGCCCATTAAAGCTTGTCCGTAATCACCTTCTCTTGTACCTTGAACTACATCCCCAACACCTTGGCCACCTAATAATACACCTGTACCTGCCTCAGCAGTTCCTGTTGCACCTGGAAACTTTTTAGCTCCTCTTCCCATTAAACCTTGTAAACCTGAACCTGAACCTAGACCAGGACCTGATGTTCCTAAAACTCTTTGATAACCCATAGGAATACCTGCCGCTTGTCTTGCAGCTCTAATACCTCTAAGTGTACGATAGCCTGCCATTCCTGCACGGCCTACGTTTCCTAACATTCCTAATAAACCTAAAGCTGGTAAAGGCATTAGTTACCTCCTATTCGCCATATTGTAAGCAGCATATGCACCGATACCTGTACCCACAGCTGATGCTAATGGATTAGTTCCTGGTGCCGTGGTCGCTGTTACTGCAGACTGTGATGTTGGCATATTAGTCATGATACCTTTTAAGAACTCTAATCTTTGATAAGGTTCATAAGCTCTTGCTAATTCAGTTTGTCTAGAAGCGTCTAAAGCTTGTTGGCCAAGTTGTCTTTGTACTCCACCGGCTTGTAATAAACTTGCAATGTCAGCTTGTTGCATTGCTTGTTGTTGGCCACCTAAAGCTCCTAATAATTGTCCTGCTTGTTGTTGTAGTCCTTGTTGTTGTGCTGCTAAACCTGCTGCAGATTGGAAACCTGTTGCTAATGATTGTCCAATGTTAGCTTGAGTAGCTCTTTGTAATTCTGCTCTTTGTACACCTTCTCTAGCACCACCAAATGCACCTGATCCAATAGCTTGTGCTGATAATTGGTTTTGTGCCATAGCACCTTGTCTTGCAATTTCGTCAGTTACATACTGTTGATATGGATTCAAAAATTGATTGATGTTAGGTCCTTGCATCGAACTTAAAACAGATCCAATACCCGCAGTAGTAGCTGGTGCTCCAACACCTGTTGTACCTGCTTGTGTAAATCCTGCTTGTTCTAAACCACTAGGTCCTGCAACTTGAAATGCAGGAATACCTACAGGACTTTTAGCTAATTCTGCAGCTTGATCATAGAGAGCGAGTTTTCGGCTTTCTACTTCTGGTGCTTCTCTAGCTATTGATACTTGTGTGCCTGATGACGAACCGCCTCCGCCACCTCCGCCTCCGAAGATGAAACTCATATTATTTTAACTCCTTTGTGTATAAATATCTTTTTACTTGCCATTCCTTAGTCCCTAAAAACTTTTTCCAACCAGGTCTTGCATGCACTGCTATCTTTTTGCAATCTTCCGATCTTGCAAAATCTTCTATCGTGTCTGCAGCCTCGTCTTGCCATAGTTCTCTTTTTTCTCCTTTTAACAATATGACTTCACATTGTTTGTAGTTTGGTAAAATCATTATTCTAGTAACAAATACACCAAACACTTTGTATTTCTCACCATCGTCAGAGCCAAACATCATAAATAGTTGGTAGGCTCCTTGTTCAATTCCTTCTTTTAGATCTTCAATATTCATGGGGTTGCCATCATACTTCAGACCTTCTCTCAACATAAACTCAACAAGCGACCAATACTCATTAAGTTTTCTTCCGTCGATGGGTAAAACACCGACTTCTTTTTTAATTTGCTTCTTTTCTGGCTGCATCTAATAAATCAAATATTCGTTTAAACTTAGCTTGCTGGCCATAGAAGAAGGCTGCTCCTTTTTTTCTCATGTCTTTATAGCTTTTAGGATCAGCACCTTCCATGATACCTGCTCCTAAAATAGCATCCGCTCTCGATACGAATTCTCCATCTGCTAGTTGAGCTAACATAGTGTCTTCATCTTTGTCACCGTTTCCAGATCCATCTTCAATGTATCCTTCAGCTCTAACATAGTTATTGTAATCATGTTCATCATGATCAAACTTTGATGGTAAGTAATTTATACCACCTTGATTAAATTTTTTAATTTCAGCAATACCACCTTCTTTAAATGTGTACATAGATCCTTCACCATAATTATAAGGTGACATACCTGCTGCGGCTTCTGATTCATAATCATATCTCGATAAAATACCTTCTAATTGTTTATCTGCTTTTTCTTTAGCTGCCTTATAATCTTCAGGTCTTGCACCCTCAGGAATTTCTGGATCTTCTTCATCTCCTGCTAATAAAGTTGTTGCTCCTAAACCTAAACCTAATTGAGCTCCTGGTGATAAACCCATAAATCCAGAACCTTCTTTTATTAGTTCACCTGTTTTAGGGTTAAATACATCTTTACTTCCAATTACTTTATCTCTAAAAAAATTACCTACCTGTGATCCTCCTGTATCTAATTGATTTAAACCTACTTCTTTATTAAAAGGTACTCCTTTGTACATTTCAGTAGGACCTGCAAATAAACTTCTAATTCCACCTAAAGGTGTTGCACCATAATTACCTGCTTGAAACATTGCTGGCGCTGAACCTGCTTGACCAAACGCTTGAAAAGGACCAACACCTGCCATACCTGCAAATTGTCCAATTCCGCCTGCTATTGCCGCGTCTCTTAATGATCTTTTAGTTGATTTACCTCTAAGCTTTTGAATGCCAAAGGTTGCTAATGCTATAGTAAATGGATCCATAATAATTTTAACTAGTTATTATGGTATTTTAACTTATATAAGGGTATTCTTCAACATCACTCAACTTTAGTAAAGTCGTCCATAAATTTACCAGTATAATGATATTCTCCTACATGGCTTATTTCTTCGTCTATAAGAGCGTGTATTTTACCACCCATAGATGTCCATAATTTACAGAAATAAAAGTCTTCTCCTGTGTATGTTTTTGACTTAGGACTATAATATGAATCAAAGAAATTATAATAATGAGGTCTTTCAACAAGCTCACCATTAACCATAGTCTTTTGTACAATGTTAAGTTGACTATATTCTTTTTCTAAAGCATTAAATACAGATCTTTTTATCATCATCATACCTGTAGGTCCTCTTTCTATTTCAATATAACCATCTTTTGGTTCTATGTTTTCAGGATCTTTTACAGTCACAGGATATACATGACCCATTGTATTAGGTAGATCATCAGGTCTTCTTTTTAAATCATTTTGAAACTTATCATAATTTACTGTCTTCATTGGATAAGGTATTAGTGATACATCATGAGGTGAATTAAACAATCTTAATACTGATCTCGTAGAAAAATCCATATCACTATCTATAAAAACCATTCTATCTGCATCAGAATTCATAAAAGCAGATGCACAAAGATTTCTTCCTTGAGTAACTAAAGAAGATTTCATTAACTGAAATGTTATTTTAATTTTATTTAATATACATTCTTTTTGTAAATCTAAACAAGCTTTTGCAAAATGTATAGATACTTCAGAATGTACAGGTGTACATACCATTAGATGATTATTTTTGTTGTCGTTTGACAGTGAGCGCTCCTTTCAGAAAGTCAGTCCAAAACCGACCTATAATTTTCCAATCATAAAACCTTTGATAATATTCTTGTTGAAATTTAAGACCCCAAGACAAATCTGTTTTTAACATTTCTTTACATTGTAAAATACATTCAGCTAATTGAATTGCTAACTTAGCTTTATCAGATGTGTATGGAATATAGATAGGAAACTCAGCACAAGTTTCTGGTATAGCACCGAGATCCGTGGTTATTAATAATTGACCTGCTGCTAATGATTCCATAGCAGATATACAAAACGTTTCTTCCCAAATACTAGGAAAACAATTTACATCATACTCTTTTAATTTACCTACTAACTCATCATGAGGACAGTAACCCATATAATTTACATTAGGTAAGCTTTTAGCCTTTTCATATAATTTTTCATATCCTTTATCGTTTTGATTATGGAAGGATGTTCCATAAATAATTGTGCTTGAATATACATCAAGTGTTATGTCTGGATCTTTTATAGCTTCCATTGCAGCTAAAGCTACTTCTAAACCTCTCCATGGTGTTGAGATATAGCACATCTTAACTTTTGGTTTAGGACTAAAATCTGTTTTTAATTTTAATTCATCGTAGTCAATTGCATTTTTTATAACTGTACTACGATCTTCAGGAATCTTAAAAAAGTATCTATACTTTTCATAAGTCCAATGAGAGTTAAATACATACCAATCATACTTAGAATGATTATCTTTGTTTTGAAACCAAGGTTGTAAATTTGGCTGATCGTAAGAATTTTTAATCCATAAGATATTTGATTTAACAGGATCTAAGGGTATTTTTTCTGGAACAGATGTAGTTATTTGCACAGAATCAATCAGTGCAACAGATACATGTTTCCTTAAATAATCGAATTGAATTTCAGTTCCACCGTATGGTTTCATTACTTGGTTTTACCAAAAACCTGTAAAGATGCAACTGTTATCTTTTGATTGATTTGTAAATCTTCGTTTACAGTATCTGTATTAGAATCTGCAACGTCTGCATCAAACTCTTCCTTCGATGCGTATTTCTTTTGTGTTCTTTTATTAAGTATTTCTTCTTCAGCTTTTGCTGGAACAACTGGTACTTCTTCACCATTAATTATAATTGTTTTTTGTGTCATGGTCTTCCTTGTCTATTGTATTTTTTATAACATCTTTTCTTACTTTTGTTAAGTCTCTTAGTGTGACGTCTTGGACGTTTAGGTGGCTTGGGTCTTGGTTCGTAATGTACAAACTTCTGTTTAGCCATTTTGATCTTCTCTTGATATTTCTAGTATAGAACAAACAGCGGTGACATTAGTTGTATTATTTGTTTCTAATAGTAATGAATCACTTTCTTCTAATATTATAGGTCCCTTTGCTAAATTACATATAGTAGGTCCTGATATATTAGCATAGGCAATCTGATAAGTGGATGAAGCTGAATTATCTGTAATTTTAGCTTTTACAACTTTACTTCCAGATTGATTTGTAACTTGTATGTTTTGCACAATACCTCTGGCATTAGAGGGTGCTGTATATACTGTGACAACATTTGTGGTAGTTCCTGCAAAGAATGCGTTTTTATAAATATTAGCCATTAATATCCATCCTGTACTAATAATAAATCAAATGAAGCAGAAGAAGAAGAGGTAGAACTTGCCTTTCCAGAAACATAAATATCTGACTTTTGAGGTATTACATTGATTGCATTAAAGATAACAGTTGTCTGTCCACCTCTAACATTTAAAAATTGTTTTGTTTGAAACCCTGCATTAGCAACACTATTATCTCGTTGTATAAATTTAAAATCCATTTCTTGATCTTTACCAGATGATATATTCATTGATAATAAATAACCAGTATAACCTGCAGGTATGGTATATAAGCACATTAAAGTTTGACCATTACCTGGAGATATAGTTGCAGCAACATCTGATCCACCTGTATAAGTAACTGTAATTGTACCTTCATTATTTCCAGATGAACCTGCTGTTTCAACAGACATTCTAAATACTCTTAAAAAAGTTTGTGTGGTTGTAACTGTAGTTGTTCCATCCATATCAACAGTTTCTTCAGCCAAATTATAAGAACCATCTAGACCTTGTATTCTTAAAGTTCTAGCACCTGTTCCCGCTACATCGTCATTAGTATCATCACTTACTACATCAACAGTAACTGCCGAAGATTGCCAAGGATAGTCGTTTCCTGTTTCCCAAATAGTTTCAAAAGAACCTGAACCAATACTAGAATTATATCCAAACTTATTAACCATAGAATAACCAGGAACTTTACCTTGCTGTACAGCTAAATAAAATGGAATGTCATCAACTGTACTTCCACCTGTTATTGGATTGACATTATTACAAGACATTAACAATCCCCTCCACTACCACCTTTGAACCATGCATATCGTTCAGTATCTTCTTTTAAATCTTGTAAATATGTAGAATTTAATTGTTCAACAATTATACTAATTGCTCTATTAATTTGTTTTTGGTTAGAGATATCATATTGTTCTTTTGGTTCAGGTAGTCTTACATTAATCTTTGCCATTATCTTCTTCCATCAGGTTGAACATCTAATAAGAATGTACCAAATCTCCATGATTCAGATATATCTTCATTTTCTATTTTTATATTAACATATCTTCCTCTGGCTCTAGTATCTTTTTTATCAGTGTTTGTGTTAATAGTAAAAGGACTTAAAGCTGTTGTTGTTTCGGATTGTTGAGGATACCTTTTAATAGCTAATGTTATTTTAGCATTGCCTTGTAAATCTTTAAAATCAGGAATAAATCTTCTAACCGCTAAAAATACTTCACCCATAGTTCCTTGTGTTTGTATATCAAAATCATATGATTTTACAAATGAAGTAACTGTTGTTGTAGTACCATCAGGGTTAACTTGATCGGTTCCTACTTCGTGTTCAAATAAAACAGTTTGACCTAAACCAGACTCACCTACAATGATTGGAAAAGTACCAGATGCATTATCGTTAAATTTTGTTGCTATTGGTTTAGGATAAATTGTTGCATCGATCCAAGTTGTTCTAGCTTCTGTTCCTATATACCAAACACCATTTTCCATTTTTTCACCATAATTAAATACAACATATTGATCATTATATTCAGAACCTTGTGATGGATAATACCAAACAACTTCTGTAAATAAATTATTAATTCCTGCATATACTTGTTGACCTTTTGTAGTATCAGCTTGATCATAAACATAATCTTCAACAGAACATGGCATAGATTTTACAGTACCATCAAACATAAAGAAACCATTAGATGACATCCAAAATGCCATACCATCTATTTCAACAGCTGCATTTTTACCAATCAATCCACAGTTCGTACCTACTTGTTCAAATCCAAATGTAAAAGGAGCTCCTACAAATTTCATTGTATATAATGCATTATCAGTCCAAACTAAAATTGTTTCTTTTGCTTTTAAAGCACCTATGATTTTAGTACCATCTTGTAGTCTTTGTGTACCAGAAGTATTTACTGCAGTAGGTGCATATTCATTTATATTTTCTTGGTCTGAAAATCTTATAAACATATCATCTTGAGTTGATGTATCTCCAATAGTTGTTTCAGTTCCTAAATGAATTAAATGTCTAGTTGTTGGTGATACTAAAGTAATTCTAGATGCTGTAGGATTATTAGTTGTTTCAAATCCTGATGTGGTTGTTGATGCACGTGTAGTTAATCTTGCAGCATCTCCTGCATTCCATGTAAATGTTTTTCCATTTGCAATAGTTGCAATTAATACTTGTCCAAAATTACTTAATGACCATAAACCTGGTTCAAGTGATACATCAGATGCAGGAGAAGCTTCACCCCATCCACCTGTACCCCAAGTATCTGTACCCCAACCATAACCATAAGATTGAGCTGAAGGACCCACTTGTTCATAAGGTTTAATATCTATACTTCCACCAGTTGCAACTGTTGCTGTTGCATTAGTTGATTGTGTAATTGTAAATACTGTTGCTGATGTAATTCCTGTTACTTGAAATAATTTATCTTCAAAATCAGAATCCGCGTACCCCGTTCCACCTGGTAATGTTACATTATCCAATAATACAATATCACCTGCTGATAAATTATGATTACTTCCAGTTGTTATTTCACAAATTGGAGATGCATCTGTTGTTGCAATTGTTGCAGAAGATAAAGTTGCTTTTAAAGGTGTGACATCATAAAGTTGACCTTCAAAATAAATAAGTAAAAATTTATCTGTACCGATTGCAACATATCTATTTCCATCTAAATCTACAAATGCAAACTCACGTCTTGCAACGCCAACAATAGTATCTGTAACTAGGGATGCCCAACCACCAACTTTTTCTGGTAAGTTATATCTAAATCTTACATTATCACAATCAACCCAACGCTGTTCAGCGCCTGCTGCTGTATTCTGTTTATCTATTCCAGGTAATACTTTAAAATCAACGAGAGCCATTCTATTAGCTCCTATATGTTATCTTTATAAACCCAGCCTCTTGTTGCATTAACATAAACTAATGTAAATGCTGCTGCATTTGTTGAAACTACTAAATCAGAAGCAGAACCTAAAATATTAGATCCATTTCTACCGATTGTTAAATTGTTAGATGCAAGGTTTGCTCCTGAATCTATAAAATGAACTTCATCACCAATTGACGGTGAAGCTGGTAAATTAATTGTAACTGGTGCACCAATACCACCTCCTGATGTATCGACTAAAACTTGATCACCATTGACTGTTGTATAAGTTGCAGATGGAGTATAGTAACCTTTAGTTTGTAATTTACCTGTAATATTTGTTCCATCAGAATAT